TCTTTAAAGGAATCCAATCATCTTCAATACCATGCTCATATACAAATACAGGTTTGTCCGTAAAATTTTTAAATACATCAGCACACCAAGGAGATGTGGTCCACATTTCATCAATCCCCGTTTTTAAAGGTTGCTTCCATGTTTCTGGTACCCAAGTAGATTCCCAAGGTGTATAACCAATCTTATATTGATGTTTGCCAAATTTATACATATCTGGTTGAATAAATGAAATGCCAATTTTAGCTTGCGGGGAACCAACAACAGGCTCTAACCCTTGTTTTTCAAATTCTTCAAATATATGAAAAGATGCTTCACCATAACCTACATTTCTATCCATGTATTCAGGTGCACCAGTAAATGAGATTTTCAATAAAAACCTTCCGACAAATCAAGTATAGCATTTAAAGCATATTATTATATTTTATATATATTAAATTTATTTTAAATGATAATTTCCTGCAATTAAAGATTTTAGGCAAAGCCCCCCTACCCCCCATAAAAAAATTAATTTTTATGTGAGTAAAGAAAACTTTACCAGAATAATTTGAGATTATTTCCCTTATTATGAGTTCCAGTAAAAAGCCCCCACAAACCTTTTTGATTGTATCACAAGAACATTTTATTGTCTATTAAGCGTAGTTATTGACATGAAATTTAATGCATGGTAGTATTAAACTCTACTCTTTACCCCAGGAGGTACATATGAATAATATGAACAAAGCAAGGATAAGAACAGTATGGACGTTAATATGCACAAGCATTTTAACATTGATGTTTGGATTAAGTCCAGAATCAGTTCATGCATTAACAGCACCAACTATATCGTACAGCAGCGATGTATTGTATATCAATAAATATATGAATTTGGTTACGATCAAAAATATGATAAATATTGATATCAGTAAAAAGAAGAATAGCACAGCCTACAGAGTTGTAGACCTTGCAGCAAATTCAACTTTTACAATGCCCTCATATAGCATAAAGCTAAATCTAAAACAAAGAGTAGACAACAGGGTAATAATTTCAAGACTTGCAAATGCAATCTTGGAACAGGAAACAGGTGGAGTGGGTGCATACACCCGCAAATCTTATTCCAGCAGTGCATGTGGAGCTTTCCAATACATGTCTGAAACATGGAACAACTTTATGGGATACAAAAATGCATGCGAAGCACCAGAGTGGGTACAGGATATGAGAATGATTGGTGAATTAAAATCATCATACGCTATTTATCATAGCTGGCCTCAAGCCGTTGCAGCACATTTGTCACCAGCAAAAGCAGGGAATCCAAAGTCGTGGTTTGCACCACTTCCAGGAAACCCTACAGTGTTCCAGTACGTCTCATCTGTATTTCAGAAGGCGAACATAGCATACTGATGAAGATTCAGGTTTTCTCTCAGTATTATAATTTAGCACAGGCGGGTAGGGTAAAACCTCTCGCCTGTCCTAATCACAAGAATGACTATAGCTTCAACGACGTCTTGTATTGGCTAATACATAAAGAACAAGACGACAAAATCGTGCTATACTGTACAGCGTGTGGGTATGAGCAAATTGCTGGGAGCCAACTATATGAAAATTTAATTGAGAAAATTAAGGAAGTAGAAAATGAACAAACCTAACGTCGGAGATTATTTTGTAGTTCATACGACAGGAATTGCAGCAAGACTAATTCAGCTGGGTAACTGGTCAAAATGGAATCATGCTGGAATATATATTGGTGATGACTTAATTATTGAAGCCCGCCCTACGGGAGTAAGTATTAGCAATATTCATAAATATGAGGATAAACCTATTTTATGGAGTACGAGTCATGATTTACCGTTTACTGAGGCGGAAGCGGAAGAACTCCGCAGATTTGCCCTAACTTTTGTTGGAGATTCATATGGCATATGGTCAATTATCGCATTAGGCTTTAAATGTCTAACATTTGGCATTCCACTCATTCCTGCAGATTGGTTTGCGGAAAAAGAACATAGCGTCATTTGTTCACAATTGGTTGCTTGGGTTTGGTCTCATATGGGTAGAAGAGTCTCACATAAGAAACATGCGTTAGTTAGACCGAAAGATCTTGCCTTAAGATTGAGCCGAAAGTAGGGTTTTAATGGACTTTCTGCCCATAGTTGATGGTAGATCCTGCGGTGACTGTACAAAATGCTGTGAAGGCCATTTAAGGGCTGATATAAAGCTTAAAGATGGAAGAGAATCTTTCATGGGTCAAAAGGTATATGGCAAATTAAATCCATGTATGTTTTTGAAACAAGGTGTTGGATGCGGGGAATATGAGAAAAGACCTACAAATCCTTGTGCGATATTTAAATGTGACTGGTTAACTGATCCTACAATGCCTGAGTCATTTAAACCAAATAGAAGTAATACAATTTTTACAACTCGCACAATTAAAGGTATTGAATATACAATGTTGATTGAGGCGGGAAAGAAGTTAGATTCAGAAGTTCTATCTTGGGCCATATCAAAGCATTTAGAAGAAGGAACCAATTTTGCCTGGAGAGTATTAGAAAATATTTTCTGGATAGGTGATGAACAATTTAATAATATGATGGCAGAAGATTATCCGCTTTTAACAGAAACAACTCATGGCTAAATTTAATATAGAAAGAGCTTACATTGAGCCGTTTGGGGAAGAAGAACCAGAATCTTATCAAATCCTCATACATATTAAAGAAGGCAATACTCATACATATGCAGGAAAAGTAGAATTGACAAGAAATATTCCATGGCTGTATACTAATACCGCCGAAAATGGTGATCTTGAAATTAATAATTCGGCGGGGATGGAAGCCAATAAATGGGATCATTTAACTAAAGAGATAATTGATGGGTAATCTAGGAGAAGAGCTAATGGAAGAGATGATATCTAATATAAGAGAGCTACTTGGAGCAATATTTATCCAAGAGCAACGTAACTATGATATGTTATCTATTATTGCTAACCAGCTAGGTGCAGATGCTAAGGGACTTACAGCCTTGCACGAATCTGGACAGATTCTAGCTCCCGCCCCATCTTTTATATTTGAAAGTGAAGAAGATGCAGAAGCTGAGTGATCTATGTCACAATATTCTATATTCTTATGTAGAAGAAAATGATTTGTATCACATTTATACTGACACCCATTATTTTATGGTTATGTCCTCTGGCTTTAACAATTTAAAATATGGTTTAGAAGCCCATTATAAGCATACAGAGCTTTTATTTGGCTTTACTGATGAAGAATTAACCATCTTGCAAAAAAAGAAGCCTAAAAGGTCTGCTATAGATGAAATTCATTATCAGATAGATAGAAAAGATTATAATGGTAAGTTAATACAGGCATCAGATCTGATTTCCCGCCTTCCTTATTCATCACAATCTAGAAATCGTAATGGAAAACAACATATTGCAGATTCTAGATGGAAAAAAGCTATTAAAAATGAAAATTCTGATGTTTTACGTCTCATAGAATGGTATGCAGAAGAAGAATCTTATATTAGAACTAAATTTCCTCATGTAAGATGGACAAAAGGCTCTTTTGCTATCTCCCCGTGTCATATTTATCCAGCTTTGAAAGATAGAGGAGAAGATTCTTGGACTCCCGACAAAATTTTACGTGATTTGAGTATCATAAATAAGGTTTTTGATAAAATTTCTGCCTCTGATCTAAAAGGAAAGCATGCAATCAATGATGATGATGCTAGGATTGCTATAAACTATATAGATGATCACCATTGGGATGAACTTTCTATCTCCCGCCAAGTTTTATATATCATTTTACAACGTAGAATTGCACAACACTTTTACACTGAATATAAAATTACCGATCTTGATCTAGATATTTAACATAATCCCGTTTCTCAGCTAATTTTAAGTTTTCATATTTGATCAAAATGTTAATGGCCAATTATTTTGTATGATACACGTCGCAAAAGCATTTTTAAAAATAGAATAGTCCGCCCGAAATGTCCAATTTGTACTCAAATGACTGGTCAAATGTGACCTAACTCACAAAAATACTTTGTAAAATGTCCGATTTATACGCATTTCTAACTTGATTTTGTCAGTGGTATCTGATAAACTTTCAGTATTGAAAGATTAAAGGTTAATCTTCAGATATAAAAGAAAGGTGGTTCACAAATGAACTACACTAATCACTATAATGAAATTCGTTCTGATATTGCTAAAGACTTTGGTCTAGAGGCTGGTGGCTTTGCTCCCCGCCCTAAGTTAATGCCTATCACTATCGCTCAGCGTATTGTTGCTAAGTATCCTAATATAGATAATGGCTCTCGCTGGGGTGAGCCTAACCCTAAAGCGATTCTAATCGCTAAGCGTTATCACTCCCTGTTTGTGGCATAAGTCACACTCAGGACACGGCGTGTCGTGTTGATAATGTCAGTGCTATCTGTTATAATTCCATTATAGAAAATTAAATAAAGAATAAAAATCCTGTGAGCCCTACAATGTAGGCAAATAATCAGGCAAGGAAAGATAGATAAAAGGTTTATCTATAAATAAAGAAAGGTGACTAATATGTCATACTCGTTTGATAAAGTAACCACCAATAGGTGGGAAGAATTAGAAGATCACTACACTTCTATGCTAGATGAATTAGCAGAATCAGAATCTGAATCTGTATTTATTCCCGTTGATAACTTTGATGTAGATGAGGTGCTCTAATGACTATAAATAGTTTAACTCTCATATCTCTATTGCTAGTGTCATACCTATCTGCTAAACTAATAACCGATAAAGATTGGGGAAAGAATAATAATGAAAAGTAAAGTTATTGTATTAGCACTAGTGCTCTCTATGATCCCCGCCTTTGCTAATGCAAGTACAGGCAAGGGACACGTGTTCCACGTACCTAGTAATAGTTTCGTATGGCATCCATATCATCCAACTAGGAATCACCGCCACTTCTAACCAATGTCAGTGGTCTATGCTAGACTACTACTAACAACAACAAAGAAAAGGACAAAACAAATGACAGTATCAAATAAGACTTATCAAGTAGGCGATTTATTCACTACACAGAAAAGCAAGGTAACAGGTGTAATCAAGGCGATTGAACCAAAGACACCAAATAGCACACTCGTGCTTCTTGATGTTGATGGTGAAGAGCGTTTCACCACAGTAACTTTCTAAGCAATTAGAAACGACCTGAGCCAAGTCGCAAAACTGGCTCACCAATAACCCAACAAGAAAACAAGAAAAGGAAAACTAATGTCACTAAACGGATACACATATCAAATCGGAGATTTATTCACAACCTCTACAACAGGTATCACAGGACGAATTAACTCTTTCGCTCCTATCTCAAATAAAGTAACTCGTGTAGGTCTAACTCTAGCAAATGGTCAAAAGCGTCTTGCTATGGTAAAAACTTCCAAGTAATGCTATAATAACTTTGGGCGGGTCTGCCGAATAATAACTCACACACCCGCCCATCCAA